TCACGGCTGAAAGCCCTATGTCTGGATGGGCTAGTCGATCATTTTCAGAAGGATTATTTCCTACTTACAATTCTCGAACCATTATTTCTGGAATTGGATTTAGCACAAAGCCCGGCAAGACAACACGATCAGGCTTTACATCCAATGCAAAGTTATTTAATAAATCTGTTGCAGGTGCTATCTACGAAACCGCGGGTCGTACTAATCCACAAGGACAGCCGTGGGTCGGTAAAAAAGGATCGGCATCTAAAAAGAATAGCCATTCTGTAAATCCTACTGCTGGAGCAACTTTTATTCAGAATCTGCCACCTTTAGTTAATAGTACAAAGGGTCGTGGTCGTTTAATTCTTAGAGCTTGGGCGCAGGATAAAGGCAAAGCATACGGAGCAGCCATTAAAGCAATCGACAAAGCCGAGCGAGCCTTTAAGGAACGCGCAGAACGTGAAACAATGAAAAGAGCAGCTTAATGGCTATTGACATTAACATTGGATCGAAACTTGATGGCAAGGGATTCAAGGAAGCCGATACCGCTCTCGGTAAGTTAAATGGGACTGCCAAGAAATTAGCAGGTGCATTAGGTATTGCTTTTGGTGCAAGAGCAATTGCTATGTATGGCAAAAGCGCAGTTCAGGCTTTTGCAGCAGATGAAAAGGCTGCTAAGACTTTAAGTTTAACTCTAAAGAATCTTGGGCTTCAGTATGCAGATCCACAGGCGAAAGCCTTTATCGCGGATCTTGAAAAACAATACGGAGTTCTCGATGACCAGCTTCGCCCAGCGTTTCAGAAACTAATTACCACGACTTCAGATTTTGCCACATCTCAGAAATTACTAAAAACAAGCCTTGATCTTGCAGCAATGTCAGGTCTCGATGTCGAAACTGTTGCATCCGATTTGAGCAAGGCTTACACGGGCAACACTAAAGGACTTCAGAAGTATGGCTTGGGTATTGACAAAGCAACACTTGCCACAATGTCTTTTGAGGAAATCCTCTCAGTCATTTCTAAGCAATCAGCAGGTCAGGCAGAAGAAGCAGCCAATGGCGTTTCTGGAGCGATGGATCGTCTTAATGTTGCAGCCGCTAACGCTTCAGAGTCAATCGGTAAAGATTTAGTAACTGCTCTCACCACTCTTGGTGGAGAAGGTGGTTTGCCTAAAACTCTTAGTTTGATCGAGTCATTCGCTAGTGCTATAGGTGACGCTGTTATTGGAATCAGTCGTTTGGTACAGGCTGCAAACATTATTACTAGCAGCACAAACCCAATTCAGATGTTTAAGCGATTAGCTGCTTTTCAGAAGGAGTATCGCGCTGCCGATGCTAAAGAGCAACGGGATGCAGAAATTGCAGCTCGTAGGTATGGCGGAATCTATGCAGACATCTATAACGCTCAAAAGAAGATTGTCAATCAAAAGAAGATTCTTACTGCTCAAGAGTTAAAGGCACTTCAAGCCGCTAAGTTAAAGCTGGCTATTGACAAGGCTAATCTTGCTCTTGGTAAGGCATCCGATGTCTTTGACATGGATAAGATCCAGATTGCAGCGGCATTATCTAATCAAGCAGAGCAATTAGGTAAGGCAACCAGCGGAGCACAACAGTTGCAGATTGCCAATGATGTTGCTCGCTTACGAGTTAAGCAGGACATTTTAGCCCTTGAAGATGCCATTCAATCAAAGGATGAAGCAGCCATCATCGCTGCAACGGCTAAACTAAATAAGGATCTTGGTATTCTAGCAGCTCTTTCAGGACAGAATGTAAAGCTCGCAGACATTAAATCTATTCTTGACAGCCTGAAACCAACAGATTTAATCAACCAAAAAAATCTCGATGATGCTTTAGCGAAGATTAAAGAAATGATTGACTTGCTTAACAAGGCACAAAGCCAATCAACTGCCAAAGTACCGACTAGCGGTTCTCTAGGCTCTGGCATCCCCGTCAATGATTACATCGCTCCAATCTCTAAAGAGGTTGCAGCACAAGGTTCTATCTCAGCGATTCTGGAATACGCAGATGCAGCAACGGCTAGAGCTAATGCGTTTGCAGATTTACTGGACATGCAAAATGTTGCAGACATGGCTGCCCTTACATCTAGTTCTCTATGGGATACATCTGGAGCATTGCAATCTTTCCGTCAGAAAGAATCAGCATCCTCTGGCAATACCATTATTGTAAACACGGGCATCGGTGATCCCAATGCCATTGCAGAAGCCATTGACCAAGTGCTTACCGATGCAGCACAGCGCGGCACATTGAGAGGCTACACAATCGCATGACATGGCTTCCACAATGGCGCGTGACAGTCGGTGACAATGTTTATACAAGTGTGACCTCTGTCTCCTACTCAACTGGTCGCTTAGACATTGACCGACAGGCAACCGCTGGCTACTGTCGAGTAGAAATCATTAACACAGATGATTCACCTTTTACAATAAATGTCACAGAGCCAGTTACTTTAGAGCTAAAGAATACTTCTGGCACTTATGTAACTGTATTCGGTGGAGAAGTATCAGACTTCAACATTGGAGTAAGAAGCCCAGACGAATCAGGCTTTATTACTACTGGCACGATCTTGGGTATTGGCAACCTTGCCAAATTAACAAAGGCTGTATATAACACAGCACTTGCAGAGGGCTTAGATGGCGCACAGGTCGCAGCCATTCTGGGTAATGCGCTTAACCTTAATTGGAATGAAGTTACACCTACTGTGACTTGGAGCACATACCCTGCAACTGTTACATGGAACGAAGCCGAGACTTACATTGGCGAAGTGGACTCAGGTTTCTACACCATGATCAGTCAGGCTGCTAATGCCACTGCTAAAAGCCAGAGCCTTGTCGATCAAATTGCTACTTCAGCACTTGGTCAGATTTACGAAGAAAAAGATGGAAATGTCTCTTATGCAGATGCAGACCACCGATCTAACGACCTCGCAGCAAATGGCTTTACTTTCCTCGATGGCGCGTATGCAATACCGACCTCTATCAGCTCAACAACTCAGACTTCTCGCATCCGTAACAGCCTTATCTATCGCTACGGATCAGGATACGGAAGCACCTACAGTATTTCAGATAGCGACTCCATAGCCTCTTATGGGCTCTTTGAGAAGTCCAGCGACTCGAACATTAAGAACCTTGCAGACATTACCGACATCGCCTCTCGAGAGCTTAATTTAAGGCGTAGCCCTAGAGAGCAATTAAATGTAATTACTTTTCGTCTAGATAATCCGGACATTCCAAGTGCCATGCTTAATGCCCTTATTGGGGTTTATTTTGGTCAGCCTGTATCTATCAATAATTTACCTAGTAATTTGCTTGGTGGAGTCTTTCAAGGTTTTGTCGAAAATGTGGCACTTAGGGCAACACCTACATTTGTGGACATCACCCTATACATCACTGCAACCGACCTCTCATTATCTACGACTCAGTGGGAAACAATCATTCCTAGTTCATTAGCTTGGACAGGCGTAAATGGTACACTTATCTGGAATAACGCGACAGGAGCATTAACATAATGGCGAGCACACCTAATTTTAACTGGGCAACCCCAGATAACACAGGATTGGTCAAGAATGGTGCATTAGACATTCGCACACTTGGTAACGCGATCGATGCTTCATTGGTCGATCTTAAGGGTGGCACTACTGGTCAAGTCCTTGCTAAGCAGACTAATACAGACATGGACTTTACTTGGTCTACTCCTTCAAGTGGAATGACCAATCCAATGACTACTACTGGCGATACTATTTATTCGTCTAGTGGATCAACTCCCGCCAGACTTGGAATAGGAACCACCGGACAAGTTTTAACAGTTGCAGGCGGTGTACCATCATGGGCAACCCCTAGCGGTGGAGCTGATAACTATCAGTTAATTAATGCTGGTGGAACTGCTGCAACAGGTGCTGCAACTATCACAATTAGCGGTATTTCTGGCAAAAACTCTTTAATGATTTATCTTGTGGATGTTTCAGCTGGAGCAAGTGCTTCTTTCACATTAAGAGTAAATGGCGACTCTGCATCAAATTATTATTATGTAAAGTTTGGTCAAAGCAGCGGTTCTATTACTACGGGTGGTGGTAATGACTCAGCTTGGCAACTTGGAACACAAGGAAACGCAACTGCCAATAAAATTTCAATTGGTGAAATTATTATGTTTGGTTGTAACGGATCAGGAATTAAAACTTATCAGGCTGTGACCGATACAAATGGTACAGCGGATGAGTGCGGTGTTTATCAAGGACACTATACAGGAACAAGCACAGTCTCATCAATCAGCATCATTTCATCATCAGGTAACTTTGATGGTGGAACTATCTATGTGTACGGAGCATAAAAATGACATACTTTGAGAAAATTGTTGATGTTGCAACAGGCGAGGAAGTTTTGCGAAATTACACAGCAGAAGAAATTGCCCAAGTTGAAAAGGCTATTGTAGACAATGAAACAAGAATAAAAGATTTAGCAATAAAAGCTGAAGCAAAAACAGCACTTTTGCAAAAACTTGGCATTACCGAGGATGAAGCGAAACTTCTACTTGGATGAAACCAAAACTAAGTAAAGCTGCTGTCCAATTAAGGGAGCAGGTTGATGACTCATTCCCAGATCGTGACCGCACATCGGATGGCTGGATTGGTGATACCCGACACGCTGCTCGCAAGTCTGATCATAATCCAGATGAGCAAGGCTGGGTACGCGCCCTCGATGTCGATCGTGACTTATTCAAGGGATCAAAGCCAGACATTATGTGCGACCTTGTTGATCAGATTCGAGGAGCTTGTAAGGACAAGCGGGAAAAGCGCATTAGTTACATCATTTTCGATGGGTACATCTATTCAAGAATACTTAACTGGAAACCAAGAAAGTACACAGGGGCTAACAAACACAATAAGCATGCTCACTTCTCTTTTAAGAAGGAAGCTGACTTACTGGGCGAGTTTTTTCAGATACCTATGTTAGGCGGAGAATAATGAAGAACATGAAGAACCCTGCTTACCTTGCCGCTGGCGCATTTCTAGCTGCTTGGGCATCATCTAATTTTGAGGCAGATTACCGCGCTGTACTATGGGCTGTGCTGTCTGGAGTGTTCGGATACGCGAGTCCCAAAAAGTGACACAACAAGACTTCTTCACTCTCTACATAGCAACCATCGGCATCATTGGTGGCTTGGCTGGCTATGTCATCACACATCTGCTATCTGAGATCAAGCGACTCAATCAGCGTGTCGATGAGATCTATAACATCTTACTAGAGCGATAATTTTCTCATGGCAAGAAAAGCAACTAAGTCTTTAGAGGAGCAAGGTTACTCCAAATTAGATGCTTACTGCATTGGACTTTATGAATACTTTTGCAGCTTAAAGCGAGCAGGTTTTGCAGAGGACATTGCGATGTTCATGATTACTGAGC